CGATGGACGATTGTTTCAGCCGCTGAGGTTGGAGCCCCACACCAGCGCGACAGATGGTTCCTACTCGCTGCCGACGCCGACTGCATCGGACTACGGGACTGGCGGGAACGGAGTGCGGAAGGAAAAACAGAAGTCAGTGATTTCTCTAGGTACGATGGCGCGAAAGAATTTATGGCCGACACCTCTCGCAAGCGAAGGACAGAAGGGCGGTCCTGGGAGGAAGTTCGGAGACGGGAGTCTGACGCTTTCAGCGCTAGCTCACGAATTGAATCCGGGTGGTGGTCAGTTGAGCCCGACGTGGGTCGAGTGGCTCATGGGATACCCGCTCGGGTGGACCGCCTTAGAGGATTGGGCAATGCAGTGGTTCCGCTCCAAGCGAGAACGGCGTTCGAAAGGTTGATTGGGTTGAGGGAAAAAGGTAAATCGAAATGACCAAAGAACAAAAGCTTGTCGAATCGCTCGCCTCCATCCAAGCGATGCGAGGAGTAAAATAATGCGCGACTGGCTTGGGTTGCTTGCGGCCGTTCGGTTCCCTCTCGCGGTTTTGCTTTCGTACTCACTCGGCCATGGATTGATCGCTTACGAGAACCAAAACCGCAAGAAGAGGCAACGCGAGGACGAGGAGTTTTTTCTCAAGGCCGTAGCGGAAGGCCGCTGCACCCGCGAGTACAGCGACGGCAGCAACCCGATTGGGCCCGAGCCGAAGGTCATTGTAAAAATACCCGGGCTCTACCAAGTGTGCCGTAGCTAAAATTTGACCGTCATCAAGCCAGCGTGTATCTACTGCACCTTGCGAGAGCGGTGACCAAAAAGTCCGCGCGCACCCGTCGCAGCCTCCTAAGCAGTCGCTGTAACTCCATGCGCCGCGTCGATATTTTGATCCGCCTGTAAAGCAAGCCGCTCTCGCATTTCACCACTCCTTAGCCGATACTGAGAGCGTGAGCCTAAACGAATTCAAGATAGGCGCGATCCAGTCAGACCGCGCGCAACCCATTGCGACGGAGCTCGACCCCGACGGCCGGTGGTCGCTGCGCGTTCGCTCGTACCTAAACCTCATCAAAGTGCCGTTCGACTCAGGCACGGTCGCTTACCCAAACAACACGACCGAGGTCTACTCATTCCGCACAGGGTCAACGACGGGCCCTATCGTCGCAACGCTGACGCTCATTTACTCGAACGCCTCAAAAAAAGACCTCGTGAGCTGGGAGACGGTCTACCCGTAGCGCATGGCTTTTAAATTCAACCCATTCACAGGGACGCTAGACCTAGTCGGTGGTGAGGCGGACGTAAGCCCGGATAATTTCAGCTACCTGCTCGTCGCAACCGGCAGCACGGTCACCATCCCCACCGGGCAGCAAATGGTCTTCGACGGTCAACTCGTCGTCGATGGCGTGCTTGAGGTCGACGGCACGATCAGTCAGCTTGTGAATTACACCTTCTGGGCCTACTCTTGGAATAAGATTGCCCAAGACGTCGCGCTCTATGTCCCCATTTTACGCGACATGCTTGTGGTGTCGGGCCTTACGATAGATGGCGTCTTGACGATCGACGGACGATTGATAGAGGTTGAGTAACTAAGATATGAGCGTCGTTCTTAAATTCGATTCCGCAGCCTCAGTCCCTACCCCACCGACAGGCAAGAGCACACTTTTCTTCGACGCGGGCGATGGGCTTTTAAAAAAGAAGGACGACACCGGCACGGTCACGCTCATTGAAGCCGGCTCCTCTCCCGTCACCTCGGTCTTCGGTCGCACTGGCGTCGTCATCGCGCAAGCAAACGACTACAGCGCGGCGCAGATTGCGAACTTCGACACGACCGTAGATGGGCGGATTACTTTACAAAAGGGAGCCGCAAACGGGCTTGCCACGCTTGACGCGGGTGGGAAGGTACCGACCGCGCAGCTGCCCGATATTTCGATCACCGACGTTTTCGTCGTAGCGTCCGAGGCTGCCATGCTCGCGCTCCCCGCTCAAGTGGGCGACGTCGCTATCCGCACCGACATAAGCCTCACGTACATTTTGCGCGTCTCGCCCCCGACCGTGCTGTCGAACTGGGAAGAGCTGCTCTTTACGCCTGCTCCCGTTGAGAGCGTAAACGGCGAAACCGGAGTAGTGGTGCTCGACGCCGCGGACGTGGGCGCGACACCCGCCTCGCACGTCGGCTCTGGTGGAGCTCAACACGCAAACGCCACGACCTCGGTCGCGGGCTTTATGTCCGGCGCGGATAAGACAAAGCTCGACGGCATCGCTCCAAGCGCCACGGCCGGCATCACGCAACTCACCGGCGACGTCGCAGCGACAGGCCCGGGCGTCGTAGCGGTCACACTCTTAGACACGGTCATCAACTCCAAGCTCCTGACCGGGTACGCCGAGAGCTTCGGAGTCGTCACGGCGACAGACTCACTCTTGCAAGCGCACGGCAAGCGGGCTCTCACGCAGACGTTGACGCCTAAGGCAATTTCAGTGAACGTGACGGTTCCGACCGATTACGTGTGGGCAAGACCAAGTGTTGCCATGGTCGGTGATCTGACCCTCGTCGGCAACGCGGAGCTAATTTTAATCTAAGGAAGAACCAAAGCGATGAGCAAAATTAACGTCACCAATCAAAGCGCCCCGATCACTCCCTCGACTGGCACGACGGACATTTACGTCGATCAAGCCGACAAGCATATTAAAATTAAAGACGACACCGGCCTAGTCACAGACCTCGTCGCAACATCAAACGCAATCACCGCGCTCACGGGCGAGGTCACCGCTTCCGGGCCCGGCTCCGCAGCTGCGACGGTTACCAACTCAGCAGTGCTCGCAAAGGTTTTGACCGGCTTTGCTCCCGTCGCAGGCACAGTAAGCGCGACCGACACAATCCTTCAGGCGTTCGGTAAGCTCTCGCAAGTTGAGAAGCGCATGGCGTACGGCAACGGCGCAGACGGTAACGTCGTCATCAGTACCAACACCACGCTCGTGCGCGACATGTACTACCACGACCTTGAGATCCAAGGCGGCGCTATTCTTTTCACGAACGGTTTCCGCGTTCACGTCTCAGGCGTATTCTCAGGCTCAGGCATTATTGACCGCGCAGGGACGGACGCAACCGGGACAGCAGCTACTGGTGCTCTCGCCGCGGGTACACTCGGCGGTAGCGGGGCGGGCGGTGCGGGCGGTAACGCAGCAGGCTCGGCAGGCGGCTCAGTAAACCCTGGTATCGGCGGCGGTGGCGGCACGGGTGGAGCTACTGGCTCGGCAGGCGGAGCCGGTGGCGGTATCACAGTTCCAGCTGCAACCGTTGGCGGGGTTGAGGTTCTAAACGCCTGGCGTCAAGCGTCCATCGCGCGTGACCTTGGAAACGCTATTCTTGTCGGCGGAGCCGGTGGTGGTGGTGGAGCTGGTGACGGTACAGCCGGAGGCGCTGGCGGAGCGGGTGGAGGAGTTGTCGTCATTGCGGCTAAGCAAATTACCTTTACAGGAAACGTCACCGTTCAAGGCGGCGACGGCTTCCAGCCTGTAGCAGGCAACCGTGGTGGCGGAGGTGGTGGCGGAGGCGGCGCGATCATCATCATCGGCGAGCAAGACCTTACGACGTTGCCATTTACGACCAACGTGCTCGGCGGAGTCGGCGCATCCGGTAGCGGCACCGGCGGCTCAGGGATCATTGGCACGAACGGTCGCTTAGTCAAAGTGAGAATCTAAATGCGTTTCGCTCGCGTGAATAAAAGCACGCTATCCATTCAAGGAATCTACGAGGCTTTAGCGCCCGAAGATCCAAGCGAGCTAATCGTAAGCGCTCAAGTTCACCCGGACCTTGAGCTCAACGCAATCATGGCCGTGCTAAAAAACGGTGTCGTTCATATCGTCGCGGAGCCAAAAGAAAAAACTCTTGATGACCTAAAACTAATCGCTGCCAAAAGGCTAGACGACGAAACGCGCGAATATATCTACTCAAGGTACAACCAAGAGCGCCAAACTTCTCTCATCGCGTTTGCATTGTTTGCTCTCGCGCAAAACATGATTAACCGCTTTGCAAAGGTCGGAGAAGTCATGGCGTGGATCGAGTCCGTGCTCTCGTACCACTACGCGAAAGTAGATGCGATCAACGCAGCTACGACGGCAGAGGAGCTCAGCTTGGTCACTTGGGATTTCGAAACGCTGACAGCGTCAGACCCAGACGTGTGGATTGCACATATTATCGCAATCAATGATTGATGCTTAAGATAAGCGCGCCTGTAAAACTACCAGAGCTGAAGCCGGGCGACATTGGTTTCGCCGTACCAACAGACGCGTGGTTCTCTAAGGCCATCGCAAAAATTATGGGCTCAAAATGGAGCCACACGTTCCTCGTCGCAGGCGAGCTTAACGGCGAGACGATGAACATTGAGACTTCCGACTACGAGGTGTACTGCGCACCCGTGAGGCACTACACCGAGAGCGCACGCGAGATCGAGGTTTGGGCTCCCGTCGGACTTAACGACTCGCAACGTGCAGACATCGTAAGCAAAGGGACGCGCCTCATCGGGCAGACCTACGGGTACCTTCAACTTCTCTCGCTCGGGCTCCGAAGAGTGCTCATGCGCTTGGGTATTCGCATCCCCAATTTCATCCGGCAAGGGCTCGTGTGTTGCGCGGTACCGATCTACGGGTACAAGGACACGGGCATCCACCCGATTGGAATGATCGACCCCGAGAGCATCGACACCGAGGAGCTCTACCAGATCGTCGCTCGCTCGCCGTACTTTAAACGCGTCTACCCACCCCCGAGTTAGGACGCACGTCGATGCGCCATCCAGAGAGAAGACGAGGACCAAAAGATAAGTACACGCGAAAGTGGTTAGAACAAAACCGCATCGTCGAGCGCTATATTAACTGGTGCCGCGAGGGTTACCACGACGAAGCAATCGCGGGGTGCTTCGAAATATCAAAGGAAACTCTCTACAGTTGGTTCGACAAATTTCCAGAATTGTCTGACGCCAGAAAAATGGGCGTGCAGCTTCGTGAGCGCTGGTGGTTCGAGTTCGGACGAGCAGCAGCAGGTGGGAAAATACCCGGCTTTAATTCCGTCGTGTACGTGTGGATGACGAAAAACATTCTCAAGTGGCGCAATGAGGATCGCGTGATCGAGGTGCAGCAACCTCAGATCGAGGAGAAGGACGTGAAGTACGTCACCGAGTGGGGCTCGAAGCTTGAGCCGTCGGACCCTAAGGAGAAGGACGATTGATCCCAGTCGCGAATACGATTGTCGTACCGAAGCAATACAAGCGCACGCTCCAGCTATACACGCCTCACGAGATCCAAGAGAAGCTGCACGCATCGTACTCGCGCTACCGCGTTGCATGCTGGGGTCGTCAAAGCGGTAAGAGCACGTGGGGTAACAATGAGCTCCTCAAGCGCGCATGGGAAAACCCAAACACAAGCTACTGGTTCGTGAGCCCGACGTTTGACCAAGCGAAAATTCAGTACCGCCGGCTCATCGGAATGCTCTCGCCGTGCTGGGATATTCTGAAAAAGAAAAACCAAACCGAGCTGCGCGTGAAGCTCATCAATAACTCGCAGATCGTTTTCAAGTCTGGAGAGGTCTTGCACAACCTGCGCGGTGAGACGCTGCACGGTTGTATCATCGACGAGTACCGCGACCAGCACCCGGACCTTTGGAAGCAAGTCCTACAACCCATGCTGCGCACGACGAAAGGGTGGGCGGCGTTCTTATCCACGCCCGATGGGTTCGACGACTTCTATGAGCTCCACGCGCGCGCGAAGTCAGATGCCTCGGGTCGGTGGGGAGCATTCAACGCACCCTCGACGTGCAACCCGCTTTTCGACGACGAGGAGTTTCAAGACGCCAAACGCGAGATGAGCGACCTTGAGTTCCGCCAGGAGATCCTCGCCGAATTCGTAAACCTCACTCAGGGTCAAGCGTACTTCTCGTTCGGAGACTGGAACCTGTGCGTCGGCAACCGCTTTGCTCCGAAGGGTCAGCGCTGCAACGCCTTCTTGCCTATCGAGCTTTACATGGACTTTAACGTGCGGCCGATGAGTTGGACTATTGCGCAGTTCCGCGAGGGGCACGGGCACCACTTCCTTGACGAGATCTATATCGAGAACCGATCCAACACCGAGGAGGCGGCAAAGGAATTCGTCGACCGCTTCAAGTCGTACGGCATCCGAGCTCCCACGCAGGTCATCCTCGTCGGCGACGCGTCGGGCGGGGCGACCAAGACCTCGGCGAAGGGAGACACCGATTTCACTATCGTTAAAACGGTCCTCACCGAGGCGGGCATCACGTTCGACGACCGCACGCCTGAGTCGAACCCGGGCGTGAAGGACCGAGTGAACACCGTCAACGCGCGGCTCAAGAGCGCGAGCGGCTCGGTGCAAATTACCTTTGACCCGCAGCATTGCCCGAACACCGTCAAGGACATGCAGAAGGTCGTGTGGAAAAAGGGCTCCGGTGCTATCCTTGACCAGACCAGTGATCCTATGAGAACCCATTTGAGTGACTCGGTGGGTTACGGAGTCTGCGTCAGGAACCCGCTTTTGGAGTTTGGAGACGTCGGAGGCTTATCAATGGTGCGTCGCAAGTGAAGCGTTCTAAAGTCGCCGTAAACGGATTCGAGCATCGGCGCTACACTGACTTCATCACCGCACGAGATCGCGCACTGGAGGCCATCCTCGCACGCGCACAAGGGCGTATAGGGCTCATCCTCGAAGACGTGTTCGACTCGATCCGTAAGCAGGCCCCGTACTTCTATCAGCAAAAACTTAGATTTCCTTATGACCGACGCGTCACGCAATCGTTCGCGCAATTCGTCGACATGCGCCTAGCCGACGCCTTCATCCCCGTGCTGAGCATCTACTCGCGCCTCATCTCCTCGGCTAAGCTCCTCGCCTTCGCCGGTGAGTTCGAGGCTCTCGGTCGGCTGCGTCAAAAACAGAAGGTCGTGCGCGCACCCGACTCGCCGCTCACGATGGTGACCTCAGATGGCAAACGCCTACCGGCCTATGTCGAGTATATTCTCTCTCGGCTTAAGACCAAGATCACGCAAGCGTTCGACCTCTCCGCCCTGTCCGAGGAGACGGCCGAGGCGTTCGCCGAGCGGCTTGAGCGCGCATTCCCCGAGCGCAGAGACACGAAGCGCCGCGGCCTCACGCGCCCGAACCCCAAACTGCTTGAAGTAGGCAAAAAGGCCACGAAGAATTTCACCGTATTCCAAGTCGATGACCAAGAGTGGCAAAATATCGTCGACGAGGTCATGGGCAAAATCACTGACTTCGACCGCGCCATCGGCAAATCTCGCCGCCTCTCGACCGTCGCTTCCGAGGAGCTCTTCGACAAGCAGATCGCCTACAAGTGGGAGCTCGAAAAGCTCGTCACCGAAGAATTCGTCCAATCCGTCCGACAAGGGCAAGTCGAGGCCGCAAAAGAAATGGGCGTCAAAGACTTCATCTGGATCGCCGTCATCGACGACCGCACCGATGAGTGTTGCGCCAAACGTGACGGCCTTCTAGTGTCAGAGATTAAAGAGCGCTTGGGTGCTGAATGGGAGGGTGACGACTGCGAGGCTCATGTGCCTCCTGCTCACCCGAATTGCCGCTGCACGATTGCTCCGGTATTGACCGAAGAGCCCGTCAGTGAGGGAATATCAACAAAGGACTTCGACGAATGGCTGCTAACCGGAACAAAACCAGAACCCAAAACGGCCTAAATGAACCATTCGGAGACGACGTGGATCAAAAGCAAGCCTCGATGATTCGCGCTCGCGTTCTCAAAGCGCCGGCTCAACGCGAGTACGACATCAACGACCGCTTCATCCCGTGGGACGGGCAAGACCTCGCAGGCATCCACACGACGGCCGAGCTCATCGAGGCGCTCAAAAAAAACACCGCTAACCTTGAAGTCGAAGCTCGCGTGCTTCAATTTGACCCAAAAGAAAAAAAATACTCCTATGCCAAGCTCGACAAAAAAGGCTTCCTCGAAGCGGTCAAGAAAAACGAAAAGCGCACGTCGTTCAAAGAAGCTACCGACCTGTTCGCTTACGACATGGAAACGTATGGCTCGGGTCTTCTTGGGGGCCCGGACCCGATCCAGTTCCTCGGCGGACCATTCTCAAAACAGCTTTACTACTACGATTACCTTCGCATGCATGCGTTGTCGTTCTACGCATACCATCACGATCCTATCGCGCGCGCAATCGTCCATATCATCCGAGACTTCACCCTCGGCCGAGGCTTCCGCGTCGACTGCGACAACCCGGCGGCACTAGCCATCTGGCGCGCGTTTGAGAAAGTGAACGACCTCCCAGCGCTCATGGATTACATGGGTCTTGAGAGTTCGATCTATGGCGAGACAATGGTGCGCTGGCTGCCGAATAATGAAACGGCCTACGCGTACAGGGTAGCTCCAGGGCAGGAGCCGCCCAAGGGAGTCATCCCTCGCATTCGCGTGCAGGACCCGAGCTCTTGCTGGGAGATCGTCAC